CCGAGCCAACCTGCCCCTGTGCGATAACGCCGTCCTCCTGCGGACTGATCGTCTCTGCCACATCTCCTGCCGAACCGGAAGCAACCACCCCCGTAAGCGCCACTGTGCGCTCGCCCATTCCTACTGTGCCTACCGCGCCCGTAGCCTCAACCCCTGTAGCATCTACTGCATAGATGGCTTCGGCAGTCATCGTGCCTACGGCACCGGCGGCGCTATTCCCGGCTATCTCCGACTGGGAGCCGCCCCAAGAATATTCGCCCCATGTACCTTCGCCCCATGCGGTAGTCATTTGCTACCCCCGAGCAAGTTAGGTTGTAGCCAAGCGGATCAGCGCAGTGCTTGTCGTGTTCGCAGGCATCGTCAACGTGAAGGTTCCAGCGGTCACTGTTTGTGATCCGAAGGTATGCACGCTCACCGCCTTGTTCGTCTGTGTCGAGTTGTAGATCAGCACTGCGTCAAACGCCGTAGCCAAAGTCACCGTGGTGTATGTGATGCTGGCTGAAGGCGTAACGAATGCGACGCCCGCTGTTGCAGAGCTGTTGGTGGCAGTTGGGGCTGTCCCAAATGTAACCGTCACCCCGCCCGGTGTGTAGCCGGAGCCGGACACCTCGTTGGTTACCGAGTAGGCAGTGGTGCTGGCGTTCACAGTGGCTGTTGTCAGATACAACGCGCCTTTGAACGTGTCGGCAGTTGTCGCGGCCCGGATAGGTGCTACGCCAAAGTTATGGGTTGCGGTCATCAGCTCGCCCATGAAGCTGGTGGTCATTGCTTGAGTATTAGCGATGATAGTTCCATTCTTGGGCTATGCCCATTTTAAGTTTGCGTGGTTGATTACTGCTTCGAATATAACTTATGTGCCCTTGCGAAACACCTAAAAAATCTGCAATTTCCTGTTGGGTGCCTTTTGCTGTCTTAGCGAACCCTATCTGCAAGTTTGTTAATTTAGCCCGGCCATGGGACTCTCCAACACAAAGACGCATTTTGCTTTTTGCATCCTGCATGTTTTCTTTTCTCGTGCCCAAAGATAGGTGCGCGGGGTTTACACAGGCGGGTGTGTCGCATGCATGCATGACATCCCGCTCATCCAGCGTTCCGCGAAAAAGCCTGTACGATGCACGATGCGCAAGAACATGTCTTTCAGGTGTTCTGAAAAGCCCATATCCGTTTTTCATGCGATACGCCGTCCAAAGCCAACAGCCATTTTCCGCTTTGTTGACCTTGGCCATAAAGCGCTCAACCTCTGGCATGTGCGGTTTCCCTGCCATGATTGACTCCTTAATTAAAAGATGCGGCTTCTACCGCTGAACTTACGTTTTTCTTGAGGGACACATGCACAGAACGGTGAACAAGCTCCCCCGCCAACCAGTACTCCACCCATGTGGTTGTTTCGTTGTCATTATCGACGGAACCCTCTTGCTTTTCAAGCAAAGATTCGTCCATTTCGCCTTTGGTCGTGGTGATCAATTTGAACCCCTTTAAGAAATAAAAGCCATCAGGTCACCTGTTGGCGGTACTGGCCCGAGCGATAGGCGTCTTGACGCTCCATTCCATCACCCAGACGTTTAGCCAAAGCCAGTGCTTCGTTGTATTTGGTGTTGTACAAGGCAACTATGTCAGCCTCACCCTTCATGAAGGTAGCGGCTTCGACCAATGCCCCATACAAAAGCACCGGGTCGAAATTGTCGCCCAGCCATGTGCGCCCATCAGCGGCAACCGTAATCGACTCGGGGTAGTAGTAGAAATGCAGCTCAACGGTGTACGTTGTATTCGGGGTAGGCCCCATGAGGAACGTAAGCTCGTCCGTGATTGAGTTGCCTACGATTGCGGGACCAAACAGTGCGTAGTACCGTGGGATGCCGACATTTGTGGTTGGATTGGGGTACACAGCGCGGATGAAGTTGACATCCTTGTTTAACAGGTATTCATAGTTCCCGGTGGCATCAATGACGGCCAAGGAATACACCGCCAAAAAATCATCCGGCGCTTTAAGGTACTTGTTGCCAGACTGGATGTTGCCAGTCATGTTTTTGCGCAAAGAGGGGAACTGCACCATGTTGTAGATGCGCTGCTCCGCCTGAGTGGTGAACATAGCCAACTGCTGCGCCGTGAACGTGTTCTCGCAGATATCCTGAATATTGATGCAAAGTTCAGCGTAATTCATTTTCGCCTCGTTCTTAAGAGATGCGGATAGCCGCACTCTCTGGTGTATCTGGCGGTAGAACCACATTGAATGCTTGAGCAACCGTGGTCTGATCCGTGCCGAAATTGATCACAGCAATGGATTTATTCGACTTGCTCGAATTGTAGATCAGGGCCCCACGTGCCGTCAAAGACGATCCCGGCCATGTTGGATTGTCAAACGAAGCAAAACCTGTCTGCTGGCCTGAATCTACAGTGACATTTAAGAGGATTTCCCCGCCAGCTGTGTACCCAGTGCCAGTTGACTCCCCAGACGCCGTGTAGACCGTCGTAGCAGGCCCCAGATCGGCGGCAGAGGTGTACAGGGCCATCTTCAGGACATCCGTGTCCAGATCATGCACAGCCAGCATGATTTCTTTTTTAAAGCTTGTAGTCAGGCCAGAGGTGATCATGTGATGCTCACAGTAAAGGTTCCAAGCATACCGCCTGCGGTCAACAACCTAGCCGGCGGCATGGGCTGCATTCCAATGGACGCAAAGGGCACATCCCCCGTCATGCCGATGTAGATGGTCACTGCCAAGCGGCCCTGAGGACGCGGCTCATAAACGGCAATTGGCTCATTGATTGAGCGTTTGGGTTCGAGCTGTGGGTGCTTTGGCTCGTAGCACTCCGGGCAGACCTTAAAGCCTGTCCACTCCTTCTTGAGGATATTGAGCGGGTACTGGAAACCACACTGGTCACATATGGCCAGTGAGAATTTGCCAGAAGCGTAGCCCGCCATAGCGGATCAGTAGCCCACGTTGGGCGTTAGGAATACGCTGGCCGTGTCACGGTCTTCCATAGCTGCACGGGCAAATTCCTCCTCGTACAGCTGCTTAAGCAGAGGAACGCGCTCCGGCATCTTCTTCAGGGCCAGATAGTACGCAAGGCCAGCTACCAAGCACGGTAGGAAGCGGAAGACAACCTCGGCCGTGTTCGTGTACGCGCCCGCGTCTTGGATGCGCCGCATGGTGTAGTACTGGAACGTGTATGCCTGCGTGGTGTCAGGGGCTGGATAGACGAAGAGCACCGGCGTTGCCGTGCGCTGCACATAGTACTGGGCAGGGCGAGCAGTCACCAGCTTGTTTGGCAAATGCAGGTACTCGTTCTGACTGATGCGATCAATCGTGATGTCCTGCTGCGTCTGGCCAGAGCCGGTGCGGATGACCGCGGACAGTACATTGATGGTATCTGCTGGAAGGTTGTATTGCGCTTGACCGGGGATCATGGCCAAGGAAGCCTGCTCAATGGTCCACAGGTTCAAGCCACGGTTGGCCCACTCAGCAAACAACAGGTTCAAAGACCGACGAGCGGTCTTCATGTCGTAGCCAGTACGCGACTCCAAACCACAGCGCTCGTATGCCTCCTCGATGAGATCATCGAACTCAAGGTTAAAAGTAGCTGTGCCTGAAGTTGCCATTTTTATTTCATTTTCGAACGGCGCAGACGAGACATGCCCGAGCTGCTAGGGGCACCAGACCCGGGTCCACCACTGGCAAAACCCTTAACAGGCTTCTGCTTTTCCTTGGGCACCGGAGTTTCTTTGATCAACTTGCCAATATCAGGGTCCCGGCGAGAAGGAGTAACAGCGTCACCGACCCGGTTGACCGTGCCCCCACCTTCAAGACGACCAACCTTCTTGTCTTCCTTGACCATTTTTTTGCCAACGGAGGCAGGAATACCAACCTTCTTGGCGAACTTGGGGCTGTTGGCCACAGCCAGCATTAGCTTCTGCTGCTTTTTGGAAGTAGTAGGCATTTAATTGTTGTCCCTTCGTCCAGTGGATAGCCCATCAATTTTGCGTTCTAAACGGTCAAAACGATCCATCAATTGTTGCATGTCCGCCCTGAACTCAGTGCGGGTGATGTGATCGCGGGCAACTTCTTCCCGTGTCCTGTTTAACAGGATGCCAAGTCGATCTATCTCTGTAAATTTCCCTTTAAGGAGAAACAAGGTAAGACCCACCAATGCAGAAAGAATGATGTTCCATATCATCATTTCCATGATTTGTCACTTTAAATTAGGTGAGCCGAAGCTCACCTATTGTTTGAAATTAACGAATCAGGGTTTTTTTGCCGCGGGCCAGACCGTTACCACGGCACTGAACCGAGCCACCGGAAGCGTACTGGATGGCCGAACCGCCGCCCATTTTCTTCATTGGCTTGGCATCCATACTCAGCATGTCGTCGCCCATCTTGCCCTTTTTAGTGGACTTGGCGTACTTCATGCCCTTGTTCATATTCATGTTTTTCATGATGAGATCCTTTAAGCGTAGAAAAATGTTGCTGCAGTTACATCGGTCAAATCTGCGTACGAGCTGGTCGTACAAAGCAGGCCGTCTTCTGGCAAGTGCAGATAAACAGAGCTACCTGCTGCGATGTCGATAACGGCCACTGTCGTGCCCCCTGATCCACCATCTTTGATGGTGACAGAACCTACTCCTGCCGCGGGGACAATGTAGATGCCTTTGACACGTGTACGGCCACCGAAAATTGTTCCATCGACAGCCAGTCGTGTGCTTTTAACGTCGCTAAGAAATGCCATTTTGCTGCTCCGGTTCTGGGGCGTCTAGCCTGTTGATCAGCATCTTGTATGCTTGGATTGTGGCTTGAGCCTGAGTCAAAAAGGTTTGGGCTTTCTGTGCTTCAGTCTCAAGT